CATCGTCGCAGACCCTTCAGCACCTGATGCTTTTGTAAAAGGCATTATGGAATCAGTGGAATGGGTTTTTATTGATGGAAAATTTGAACAAAGACAGATAGAGGAGACTAAGAAGATGATTCAACGTACTCCATCTAAGAAATTAAATGAAGCCTCTATCGCGGCTTTTCAGAATTTTCTAAAGAATCTGAAATAAAAATTCGTATAAATAATTACAGAACTCATCCAGTTATAGGAGAACACGATGTCTATCGAACAAAAGATTGCTAGCCTTCTTGAAGAATCAAAGAAGTTGCAAGCAGAAGAACAAGAAATTGAAGGTTTAACTGAAGAAGAATTTAAAGCTCTTTCAGAAGAAGAACAAGCACAGTATGAATTAGATGAAGCATCTTCTTGCTACAAAAAGAAGATGGCAGAAGAAGTTCAGCCAGAAGAATTAACAGTAGACGTTTCTGAAGACGTCGCTGCTCTTATCAATGGTGAAGAGCTAACAGAAGAATTTAAAACTAAGGCAGCTACAATTTTTGAAGCAGCAGTAGTTACTCGTATCAAAGCAGAAATTGCTAAGATCGAAGAAGAGTTTGATACACAACTTGCTGAGCAAGTCGAGTCAATCAAAGAGGGTCTCGTTGAAAAAGTTGATGGATATCTCAACTACGTAGTTGAGCAGTGGATGACAGATAATGAACTTGCCCTTGAAAATGGTATGAAGACTGAAATCATGGAAAGCTTTGTTGCTGGCATGAAGGGTCTATTTGAGCAACATTACATCGATGTTCCTGCAGAAAAATTAGATGTTCTTGGCGATTTGCAAGAAGAAGCAGAGTCTACAAAGACTAAGCTTGACGAGCAATTAGCTGCTAACGTTCAATTGACTAAGCAGATTAATGAGATGAAACGTGTTGCGGAAATCGCCCAGTTCTCTGGCGATATGGCTGACACAGATGCAGAAAAGTTCCAAGGCCTAGCTGAAGAACTTGCATTCGAAGATGCAGAGTCTTTCAAGACAAAACTTCAAACCATCAAAGAAAATTATTTTGGTAAGAAGGTTTCAACAACTGTTGAGTCAGTTGTAACCGATGAGCCAGTGCTTCTTGATGAAGAAAAGAAAATCGACCCAGTAATGGCAGGTTATCTTAAAGCACTTGCAAAATAAACAAATCCACAAAGGAAATTAAAATGACTACACGTCCAGAGTTAGTAAAAAAGTGGGGCCCAATTCTTGAGTCCACTTCCGCTCCAGCATTTAAAGATGACTATCGTCGTCAAGTAACTGCTCAACTTCTTGAGAACCAAGAAAACGCTATGCGTCAATCCGCACAAGCTCTAAACGAAATCACTAACGATGGTGGTTCCGGTATTGCTCTAGGTGGCGCTGGTACAAACGCAAACATGGCAGGTTACGATCCAGTTCTAATCGCTATGGTACGTCGTGCAGCACCACAGATGATCGCTTATGACATCGCTGGTGTTCAGCCAATGACACAACCAACTGGCTTGATCTTCGCAATGAAGTCACGTTATACTGCTCAAAACCAAGGTGAAGCATTGTTCAACGAAGCAGACACCGGTTTCTCTAACAGTTCTGCTGATTCATCCGGTGCAGGTACACATGATGGTTCTAACCCAGTTTCTGGTTCTTATACAACTGGTTCTGCAATGTCTACAGCTAAGGCTGAAGACCTAGGCACTGGTACTGACTTCGGTCAAATGGCATTCAGCATCGAGAAGACTACAGTTACTGCTGGTACTCGTGCTCTACGTGCTGAGTACACAGTTGAATTGGCACAAGACTTGAAAGCAGTTCATGGTCTTGATGCTGAAGGTGAACTAAGCAACATTCTTTCCAGCGAAATCTTGAACGAAATCAACCGTGAAGTTGTTCGTAAAGTTTACACTGCTGCTAAAGTTGGTGCACAAGCTGGTACAGCAACTGCTGGTACTTTCGACTTGGACGTTGACTCTAACGGTCGTTGGTCTGTTGAAAAATTCAAAGGCCTAATGTTCCAAATCGAACGTGAAGCTAATGCTATTGCTCAGACAACACGTCGTGGCCGTGGTAACTTCATCATCTGTTCTTCCGATGTAGCTTCTGCATTGGCAATGGCAGGTGTTCTTGACTATGCTCCAGCATTGTCCACAGGTCTAAACGTTGACGAATCTAGCACAACTTTTGCTGGTGTTCTAAACGGTAAGTACAAAGTGTATGTTGATCCATACAGTGCTAACGCTAACGCTTCTAACGCAACACAATTCTTCGTTGTTGGTTACAAGGGTACTTCCGCTTATGATGCTGGTCTATTCTATTGCCCATACGTTCCACTAGAGAAAGTACGTGCTATTGACCCAGCAACATTCCAACCAAAGATTGGTTTCAAGACTCGTTACGGTATGGTTGCAAACCCATTCACTAGCTTGTCTTCTGGCACAAACATCTACTATCGCAAGGTAGCAGTTACAAACTTGATGTAATCAAGAAAAAGCCTACGTAAGATAGGTATTTTAAAGGGAGTCTTCGGGCTCCCTTTTTTGTTTTATAAATAACTATATGACTAATAGAACTCTTTCCTGTCCAATACCGAATAACTTAAATCCATTATCTCCTAATGGATACTTGTTTTCGCTTCAGCGTTTAAGCAGTTTAAGTTACTTCTGCCAAGAGGTATCACTACCCGCTATTACGTTGCCTGAAGCTACTCAGTTATCTCCATTGTCTAAGATTCCACTTGCTGGTGATCAGATAGAATTTGATACACTACGTGTGCAATTTCTTATTGACGAAAAGCTAGAGAACTATAAAGCAATTCACAATTGGATTATAGGTCTTGGATTCCCTGAAGACTATGGGCAATACACTGGTGTAATTTCTGCAGCATCTATTCCAGGAATGTCTGAGGTTGCTAACTCATCTTCAGATGCTACATTAGTTATTCTTGGCAATAACAACCAACCTATTCAAACAATTCAGTTCGCAGATTGCGTTCCCGAATCACTTGAATCGATTACATTCACCTCAACAAACCAAGACGTCCAATACCTTATTGGATCCGCATCATTTAGATACTCTTATTATAAATTTGTTTAAGTTCAACTGAACGGAATATATTATGACACTTGACGAGTTACATGATTTGTGGGACGAAGACTGTAAGATAAACGAAGATCACCTAGATCGCGAATCAGTCCGTACACCAAACCTTCACGCAAAATACCTACGATTTCTCATCCAGCATAAGATGAAGATCGCTGCGTTACACGCAGAATATAACACACTTCGCCAAAAGAAGTTTCGCTTCTATAGAGGTGAAATGGGACAAACAGAATTGACTGAGCTTAAGTGGAGTCAATGGCAAGGCACTAAACCATTAAAGAACGAAATGGATGAGTTCCTTCAAGGAGATCCAGACTTAAACAAGATCAATATTAAGTGTGAATATATAAAAGGTATGATTGAGGCTTTGGAAGCAATCCTTGGTCAGATCAAGTCAAGAGATTGGCAAATTCGTAATGCTATACAATGGAAGCAATTTGTTGCTGGTGGTTAATGATTAAAGTTGAAAAAGTTAATAATGTTCACATAAGGGTTTTCACAGACCCGTCTATCGCTCAGGAAATTTCAGAGTTCTTTACTTTCGAAATGCCAGGAGCAAAATTCACACCGCAATACCGAGCACGAATCTGGGATGGTAAAATTCGCATGTTCGACTTGCATCGTAAAACATTATATGTAGGTCTACTCAAATATCTACAATCTTTTGCTGAACGTAACGAGTATGAAATTGAATACTTAAACGAAGTAGAAGATAAGAACGATATAAGTGTAAAAGAGATTAAAGAGTTTGCCGAATGGTTAAACCTTCGCGGTCGTGGTCAACCTATTGAAATCTATGACTATCAGATTGACGCTATTCATACAGCACTAACTGATAAGCGTCGTCTTCTTTTATCTCCTACATCTTCGGGTAAATCACTTATCATCTATACAACGATGAGATACTTACTTGAACAAGGAAAGAAGTGTATTATCGTTGTACCTACTACATCGTTGGTAGAACAATTACACTCAGACTTTGAAGATTACTCTTCTGCAAATGGTTGGAAAGTAAAGCATCATTGCCAGAAACTATACTCAGGTTTCTCAAAAGACTTTGAATCTGATGTGCTTATTACTACATGGCAATCTATTCATCGTCAACCTGCGCCTTGGTTCAAACAATTCGATGTAATATTTGGAGATGAAGCTCATAACTTTAAAGCTAAATCGCTTACAGGTGTTATGGAGAAGATGACTAATGTCGATTACCGTATAGGTACTACAGGTACGCTAGATGATAAGAAGGTTCATAAACTTGTTCTAGAAGGAATCTTTGGATCGATCTATAAGGTTATATCTACGCGTGAACTAATGGATTCTAATAGAGTTGCAGCTCTTAAAATTACGTGTATCGTGTTAAAATACGACGAAACTACTCGTAAGATTACTCACAAAGCTTCGTATCAAGATGAGATGGATCATATTGTAAAACATGAAAAGCGAAATAAGTTTATTCGCAATCTTGCTTTGAATGCTACAGGCAACACGCTAGTACTATTCCAATATGTTGAGAAACACGGCAAAATTCTTTATGATATGATTAAAGAAAAAGCTCATGATAAGCGTAAGGTATTCTTCATCTATGGTGGTACTGATGTCGAAGCACGCGAAGCTGCTCGTAAACTTGCAGAAACTGAAAGCGATGCTATCTTTATTGCGTCATTCGGTGTTTTTTCTACAGGTATAAATATTCCATCGATTGAGAACGTTATCTTTGCTTCTCCAAGTAAGTCTAAGATTCGCAACCTTCAATCTATCGGTAGAGGACTACGTCTAAAAGAAGGTAAGACTCATTGTAACCTATATGATTTGTCAGACGACCTACACTGGAAGTCTTGGAAGAATCATACATTAGGTCACTTTGCAGAACGACTAAAGACGTATTCAGAAGAGAAGTTTGATTATAAGATTGTTGAGGTACCCATTGAGTGAAGATTGCGTTGTATTTAAGTTGGTGACAGGAGAAACTCTTATCGCCACATT